GTTTTAAACAAAGGTAATACTCAGGCTAGGAATATTGATGCTGAACTAAGTCAGTATAATGTTTCTTGGTTAAAATATCAAAATGTTATTCCGGTTAAAGACATGAAAAAGGAAGGAAATAATGAGTAATAAAGAAGTAGAAGTTACTAAAGCTGATGGGTCTAAGGTTAAGGTTTATGTTACCAACCCAACTGCTATAGCTATCCAAAAAGCCGACATTTATAGGGCTAAGGTTTGGAATGAATGTCTTGATGAAGGCATTAAAACCAAAGAAGAACTAGCCATAGTCATGGAAAAGCGAGGTATTTGGGGTCAATCCCAAATTAAAGAAGAATTAGAAATAATTGAATCTTTAAATAAACTTGAAAAAGAAGGCGTAATTACCTACGACAGAAAAAGAATATTAATTAGAGATTATAAATACAGGTGGGCTAGTCCCACCTTTTTTTATATTCAACTATGAATGAAACTGATTATAGAAATTTGATTCTTGTTTATCAACAAAAAGTTTCTGATTTTCTTTCACAAGCAATTGCCTTAGAGGCAAAAGTTATGACATTAAATCAGAATGTTGAGATTCTAAAAAAGAAAGTTCAAGAACAAGAAGCGGAATTGGAAAAGTTATCAACAAAGAAAAAAACTACTACACAAAAAGTAGATAATTTATCTGCTGGGGAATTCTAATGGCAAAACCGTCAACACGCCAAGGACTGATTGATTATTGTTTAAGACGTTTGGGCGCTCCAGTTCTGGAAATAAACGTCGATGACGATCAAATTGATGATCTTGTCGATGATGCTCTTCAGTATTTCCAAGAGCGCCATTTTGACGGTGTGGAGAGAATGTTCTTGAAGTACAAGTTCTCTCAAGAAGATATTAATAGGGGAAGAGCAAAAAATCATAGTTCTAGCACAAACACGGTAGGTATTGTAACTACCAGTGCCACCTCCACTTCAATAAGTGGTTATGGTACAACAACTTCAAACTACTACGAAACTTCTAATTTCATTCAAGTTCCAGACTCAGTTATTGGAATTGAAAAGATATTTAAATTTGATACTAGTTCCATTTCTGGTGGAATGTTTAGTATTAAGTATCAATTATTTCTAAATGATCTATATTACTTCAATTCTGTAGAACTTTTACAGTATGCGATGACTAAATCATATCTAGAAGATATTGATTTTCTCCTAACAACAGATAAACAGGTAAGGTTCAATAAGAGGCAAGGTAGATTATATCTTGATATTGATTGGAAATCTCAATCAAAAGATACTTTTTTTGTGATTGATTGTTATAGAGCTCTCGACCCAGAAGATTTTAATAAGATTTATAATGATAGTTTTATGAAAAAATATCTAACATCTCTCATCAAAAGGCAATGGGGACAAAATCTTATCAAATTTAATGGGGTCAAACTTCCTGGTGGAATTGAATTAAACGGAAGACAAATTTATGAAGATGCACAGAGAGAACTTGATGATATTAAGCAGAGAATGACTATGGAATATGAATTACCACCACTCGACTTTATAGGATAATTATGGCACTGAATCCTTTCTTTTTGCAAGGTTCTTCAAACGAACAATTTCTTGTCCAAGATTTAATTAATGAGCAATTAAAGATTTATGGAATTGATGTATACTATATTCCAAGAAAATATATAAAAACTGATGATGTTTTGAATGAAGTTGAATCTTCTAGATTTGATGATAATTTTATTATTGAAGCATATTTGGATAATTATGAAGGGTATGCACCCGGAAGTGATTTGATGACTAAATTTGGATTGAGACTTAAAAATGAAATTAATCTTGTCATTTCCAGAGAAAGATTTGAGAATTTTATTGTCCCTTTATTGGAAGGGATAAGAAAGGGTATTGAGAATACTTCCAGACCAGATCATACATTAGAATTAACCACAAGACCAAAAGAGGGAGATTTAATTTATTTTCCATTAGGACAAAGACTATTTGAAATAAAAAGAGTCGAACATGAAAAACCTTTTTATCAACTAGGAAAAAATTATGTCTATGAACTTCAATGTGAACTTTATGAATATGAAAATGAAGATATTGATACTTCAATAGAAGAAATTGATAAGACTGTAGAGGATGAAGGTTACATCACAAGTCTTAGATTGGTTGGTCTTGGTATAACGGCAACAGCAACATCAACAATTGATGATGGAGTGATACAAAAAATAGTTCTCACAGATGATGGTTCATTCTATTCTTCCACACCAACAGTAACTATTGAAGAATCTCCAACTGGAAATGAGGTAGATAATGCCTCTGCAATTGCATTTACACGATCTGTTGGTGGTGTTCTTTCAATTTCCGATATAAGAATCATATATGGTGGCCGTGGTTATGATGCGTCAAATCCACCATTAGTAACAATTGCAGGTGAAAATGGAACAGGTGCCGCAGCAACTGCCGTTATTTCTAATGGTGGTGTGAATCAAATAGAATCTATTTTTCCAATTGAAGTTGGAACTTATTATTTCCAAGAACCAGATATTACTATTTCTGGACCATCTGTAGGACAAACTGCCACTGCAAAAGCACTATTTGATGGTGGAAGAGGAGTTATAACAGATATACATATAACAAATTCTGGTTTTGGATATACAGAAGCACCAACTGTACAAATTTCAAATAATGCAGATGTTAGTATTGGAGGAACATATAAATTTAATGAAACTATTACGGGATCTATTTCTGGGGTTACAGCAAAAATAAATAAGATTAATGTTAGAGAAGACATTGATATTAATAACCCACCAATAGATCTCATAGTATCTGGAAACAGTGGACAATTTTCTCCAGGAGAACTTATTGTTGGTTCAGGATCTTCTGCCACCTATATACTTAGGTCATATAATAATGACAATTATGAAAATGAGTATGAAGAGAACTATGACGATAATCAAGAAATTGAATTTGAAGCAGATCAAATATTAGATTTTACTGAGACTAATCCCTTTGGAGAATATTGATGTTAGGAACTTATTTTTATCACGAAATAATTAGAAAGAATATCATATCTTTCGGAACATTATTTAATAACATTTACATTAAGCATTTGGATAAGGGCGGTGCTGTTGCCAATCAACAAAAAGTTGGTTTGTCATATGGACCAATGCAAAAATTTCTTGCAAAAATTCAACAGCAAGAAGATCTAACAAAACCAGTTGCGATTAGTCTTCCAAGAATGTCGTTTGAAATGACGAGCATTCAATATGACTCATCCAGAAAAGCAGGAGTCACACAAACTTTTAAAGCAACGGATGGAACAAATATAAAGAAGGTTTTTATGCCTGTTCCATATAATATTGGATTTGAATTAAATATTTTTAGTAAGTTAAGTGATGATGCACTGCAAATTGTTGAGCAGATATTACCATTCTTTCAACCATCATTTAATTTAACTCTTGATTTAGTTGATTCTATTGGAGAAAAAAGAGATACTCCAGTTGTTTTAGATAGTATCGACTTCCAAGATGATTACGAAGGATCTTTCCAAACCAGAAGAGCGTTAATATATACATTAAGATTTACCGTCAAAACATTTCTCTTTGGTCCTATTGCGGATAATCCAGAAGGTCTTATTCGTAAGATTCAAGTCGATCTTTCTTCTGGAACTGATATTCAAACTGCAAGAAGAGAGATGAGATATACTGCTACACCCAGCGCGTTGGAAGATAAAAATTCTGACGGACAAATTAATTCGGTAGATGTTCCTTTAATTGGACCTTCGGATGATTTTGGGTTTGATGAAAATTGGGATTTCTTCCAAGATGCTAAAACCTATAGTCCAACACAACAACAGGATATTTGATAATCATGAGTGAAAATTATGATGCTATCGATAAAGCTCTGAATACTGAGAGTGATATTGTCGAATCTAAACCAAAAAATGTAGACATTATCAAACCAAAAGGAGATGATATTACAAAAGATTATGAATATACTCGTGCAAATTTATATTCTTTAATAGAAAAAGGTCAAGAAGCTATTAATGGCATCATGGAGGTTGCTGAAGAAGGATCCAGTCCAAGGGCATATGAAGTTGCGGGACAATTGATTAAGAGCGTTGCGGACACTACTGATAAATTAATCGATCTTCAAAAGAAACTTAAAGATGTTGAAGCGGATACAAAGAAAACTACAAATAATGTGACAAACAATGCGGTATTTGTTGGATCAACATCAGAACTCCAAAAGATGCTGAAGCAAGGTTTTCTAAATAATAATAACGCAAACAATAAAAATGAAGAAGTGTAAGCAGGGTTACTACTACTGCTATAAAGATAAAAAGTGTAAGCGAATTCCTCTTGGATATCGTGTAGGTCTTGGTGGTTGGTTGCGTAAAGAAAAAGAAGAAGAAAAAGACGAAACTGCAGAGAATGGAAATCACAAGAATGGCGATGGAAGTGGGAATGGGGGCTCTGATGGGGGTTCTAATGGCGGAGGCGTCTCCGAAGGTTGGAGTGCAAAGTACAAAAAGTCAATCGATTGCAATAACCCAAAAGGGTTCTCTCAGAAAGCACATTGCCAAGGAAGAAAGAAGATGAATGTAAAAGAAGAAGGACTTCGTGATTGGTTTGGTAAATCCAAATCTAAAGATGGAAAATCTGGTTGGGTTGATGTAGTGGATGGTGATGCATGTGCTAGAGAGAAGGGGGAAACTGCAACTCCCAAATGCGTTTCTTCCGCAAAAAGAGCAAGTATGAGTAAGAAAGAAAGACTTGCTGCTCAGGCAGCAAAAAGAAGAGAAGATCCAGGACAACCACAAAAATCTGGTGCAGCAAAACCAACTATGGTAAAAACTGATAGAAAGACTCGCAAAGAAGAAATGGAAGTTACTGAAGCAAAAGACAAAAAAAGTAAGGGTAGTGGTACCAAAGATGCCTGCTATCATAAAGTCAAGTCACGTTATTCTGTGTGGCCTTCTGCATACGCCTCAGGAGCACTTGTAAAGTGCCGTAAGGTCGGTGCTGCTAATTGGGGTAATAAGTCCGAATCATACGAGTTCTCTAAC